ACATTGATTGAGTTCAAATGTCAACCATAGCAAAAACCCTTATCTTCCCTGCTGGTTCCGTTTTAGTTGCTAGACGTCCTAAGAGAATCTCGCTTCGATCCCCAAGGGGATTTTCAGCAAAATGATCAAAGAACTCCAGCATCTTATCCAGTTGCATTAGAGACATGTATTCACGCATGTTCTCATACATCTCATTTTCGAGGTCTTTTAGATACGAAGGTATACTAAAGATCTCTAATCAAGAAACTTTTGATGAAGGTGACGATGTCTCCAGCGGCAATAGCGTATGGCGCTCAGGATTGAAAAGAATTTTCAAATTGAACTTTGCCTTGAATTTAGAGCTTAATGCTTCCAATTTCTCGGATCCGTTCTTTAAGAAATCTTTTTCAGCTGAGCATTCATCGGTTATCGTAGATAACTTCAATTTCCCAGGGATCGACACTATTCGGTATAATGAATATAATGAAATTCAAAACCTTATAATGTTCGTATCCCCTCTACGAATGGCTTTACGGTCCTGTATAGGTATAAACCTAGGCAGGCCATTGGCCAATCGTGGGAAAGGAAGGTTATCTAGTTCTTTCATGCTTGAAAGAGGATAACCAGCTATGAACTTCTGAATAGCTAGGGTAGAGGATTTTAAATACTTTACAGTATAATCAGCTCCATGACGCTTAGTCACAGAGAGGATATATCCTGCAAATATTTTTAAGACTTTAAGTCTGTGAGTAATCTTCCTTATTTTTGGAAAACACATGAAGATAAATCTTCACCCGTGTGACCTAAACAAGGCTGATAACTCATAAGAGTTACCTAGTGAAATCATAGGTTCAGACACATAATAATCCTTAAACGCTTTGATAATGCTAATAAATTTAGTATTTTTCATTGTGTTTTAAGATCAAACGGCTAGGTTATTTCACCTGCCCTGGCTCTCACCTCCAAAGGTGAAGTCCGCAAGAAAGGAATCTGATTGAGATCTGGCAAAGTAACAGACGGGGGTAAACCCTAACGTAGTTCATGCTTGAGACTCTCTCATACCAATCTTGGTTTTGGAAAATGTGTCATTGCCTACCCTGTTCTTCTTCGAAAGAATCGAAGAGCAGCAGATTTAAAGTTACTAAGACTCCCCAGATCCCCTTTGGTTTCCATACTTGTAATATGGAAGCCTCAGGCAAAGATCTGAGTCCGGTGACTGTTAAGTCTGAATTCCCTTATTTAGAGGACCCGAACAAGGTTGTCTCTGTTAGCATAAGCTTATAGAGATCTTGTCGGCCTCCCTTACTAAAGTAAGACAATAAAGGTTTTCTGCTCCCCATTTACGGAGCAGAGTTTCCTTGCAAGCTG